CTACTTTTTTCCATTTGTAATTGTTATATTCCTTTTTGAGGTTGTCGTCCTCTTGACAGTACACCTTAAAAGTCTTAACGGCGTTGATTCCACTCTTGACGTTCTTGTTTGCATTGTTTACGTTAAAGCCAGCGTTTTGCATTTCGGCAATTATTTCGGGTCTTGAATAGTCGGCTAATATGTCTGTGTTCGCTTCAATGTTTAGTTGTTTAAATCGTTCAATTAATTCGCTTGTTGTTAAATAGCTTTCATAAATTACGGGTTCAATGTAAATGTCACCATCGTACCAATAGACACGTATTAACGCCGTCGGGTGATTGTAACCGAAGTCCAAACCGTAAACAAAATTGGTGAACCGTTCGGGTCGTTTAGGTATGAACTCCCAAGTGTTAAAGATGTTTGTTTTACTTATTGCCTTTTCACCTAACGCATAAATTTGATATAGCGCTTCATCAGTTCGTTTAAGGTCTTCAATTTGGCGTTTAATCGATTCGGGTAAAAACGGATTGTCTTTGTATGTTGATTTGATTAGGACGCTTTCGTCTTTTGGTAGTTCGTAAAGCCATGAACTTGAATCGGAAGGGTTGTAATCGAAAATCATTTTAAACTCGGTTCGCATATTTAATTGCTGGAAGTCTTCGAACCAAAGTTCGTTCGCTTCATTACACCATCCAATGTCACGCTTTCGACCCCTTACCTTTTGCTCGTCGTCAACCGAAAAGAATTCAACAAGCGACCCGTTAGGAAACCGATAAATGTTTTCACTCATATTGTGGCTTGACTTTTCGTAAAGGTTCAAGTCCTTTAACACCTCAAAGAAGTCACGCATTACCGTAGCCCTCAACGCTGGGAATGTCTTCCTAACTATTGAAACAACCTTGTTTGGATTTTGTAAACACCACACGGTTAACAACTGGCATAAAGAATAAGTCTTTGAACTACGTGAACCGCCTTGGTTTATAATAAACCGTTTTTCGGAAGTCAACGCTTCCCAGTTCCAACTGAATACTTGAGTAGCGTTTAACTCCACTATTCGGGTTTAATAATGTTTACTTTAATTTCGCTGATTCGTTCACCTTGGGTTGTCACGTCCGTCTTTTCAGTGAGTCCGTTTAACCTCTGAGTAATTGACGGATTGAACTGCCCAACCATACCGCCTTCGATTTGGTCGCGACGGATTGCTTTCTTAATGCGTGAACAGATTGTCCCATATTCGGAATATCTCCCGTCCGTGTTATCAAAATAATGGTGGCAGTCCGAACCTATTTCCAAACAATACAACTCGAATCCTTCCATTGTTAAAGGTGGCGTGTGCCATTCGGATTTTACACCCGTGGCCGTGGCCTTTTGTATTTCTCTTGGTTTTAGGTTCTTTTTGTACTCTTCGAATAGTTCCCACATTCTCTCAGGGGTTTCTATGTATTTGTGTTTTGGCATTGTTCGTGTTTTTATAGTTCTAATTCGCTTGGATAAAAATAAGGACAAGCCCACTTTGGACTATCACATTTCAACTTAATCATTTTACCACCATAACAATTTATTTCTATTACAGTAGCTAAACCACTTAATTTGGTTTTTACTCTATCTCCTACTTTTAAGTTTTCAAATAACATATCGTGTTTTTATAGTTCGTGTTGTGTTGCTTTTTTAAAGTGGTTTAAGAATTCGTCTTCGGTTATTTCCTCAACTGCTAAATAGTGGTCTTGGCTTGTTAAATAGCAAATATAGTGAAAGCCTTGTTGCTTCATTGCGTCCTCGATAGTTTCCGATATTGAAAGCATCTTTTCGCCCGAATCAATTATAAAGAACCTATGTCTATTCGTCTCGTCCATTTGCGTTTTTTTCGTATGCCGTAATTGCTAAATAAGTAATGTAACTTATAAGTAACACACCGCCAAATTTACCTGCCATTTCAGAACCGTTTATTAAACACACCCCGAAACCTATTGCAGTTATAAAGGTAAGTAAAGCTAGAAAGTCTTTCATAGTTTATAATGTTAATTTTGGGGTTCGTGTTTTAATAGGTCTCGAATCTCTTCTTTGATTTCAGTTAGCAACCCGTGAGCGGCGAAAGAAGATATGTTAAAATGCGCAGCAATCGACCGAACGGTGTTATAACCCTTGTCGTAATAAGTCTCAAAGAATATTTTCTTAACTCGGTCTGTTTGTGTTTGTTTGTAAAGTTCTAAAGTTGCAATGTAGTTTTGAATCTTAATTTCTTCAGTTAAATTGATTAAATATTCGTCAATTTCTTCGTCTTTTTGTTGGTCAACCGTTAAGCAATTAACTAACTCCAACTTGGACGCCGTGCCATTCCAAATAATTTCGGATTTAATCAAATGGAATAAATACCCTTTCGCTTCATAGTCTTCTTTGATGTCGGGGTTTATTTGAACTAACTTAAGGTAAGCGTTCGAAATTACGGCTTCCGATGTTAGGTTAAGTTTGGAGCGTGAAATGAAATAGTCCGTGTATTTTTTGACTTCAATATAGTTGTTTTGAATATATTGGTCAAGAATATCTTTCATAAAAATCGAGAAAGTCGGTAACGTATATTTTTCGATAAACCATTCCACACATACAGTTATTTTCTTGCCCGTTTAAAACACGATTTCGAATCTTTTGAAACTCCTTTGCAACCTTTTTTGAGAAACGTGCGGTTTCAGGTAAAGATTTAACGCTTTCAATGTAGCTTATTTCAGCCTCTGTAAACATAGATTTAATATAAAAGCAAGTAAAGATACCAAACAAGCGGTAAAAACGTCTCCAGTGTACGCAAAAGCACTCCAAAACGCAACGCATTTAATGCAAGATAAACCGCCGTGTATCCAATTAAGATAAAAAGACGGTTTGAACTGCCCGAAAAGGTAATCGATAAAATAGTGGATAGGTTCGAATTCACACCACCACCAAGCAAAGGCTATTAAATATACTATTGTCATAAATTTTCTATTTCTTTTTTAACCATATCAAAATAAAATATTGAACTAATTCTAACATCGTTGTTATATTGAATATCTCGATTAAAATCTTTAACATCTTTATAAGCTGAAATGCTCAATGTTGTTTTTTGAGAATAGAGTATTTTTTGTATTTCATCGACTGCAATTAAAGCAAGTTGTTTGGCTGTTGAATTAAAAATTGTTTCTGTTGGTGGTATGCATCCTTTTCTATCAAATGGATTTTTATACTTATTTACTAATTCTTCTGCTTTCTCTTTTGGTGTCATTCGTCAGGGTTTAGTTCACGTTCAATTTTCTTCGTTTTTTGAACACGTCGTCTTTTTCGTATATCATTTTGACGAAAATTAACCCGTAAAAGTTTTGTAAGTATTCTGTTCATTGGTTCAAATATACAACTTTTTTAATTCTTTTATCTTTTGCTTATAAATCTCGTTGATTTCTCGCAGTTCTTCAATAGTAAATTTCTTTTCAATATGCGCTTGTTCGTGTAATGCTAGTAATCTTTGCCCTCCTATTCGTTTTTCAATACCGATTTGGTAGTTTAAAAGGTTACCACTTAAAAACTGGTTGCACCTTTCGCATTGCAAGTGTACGTTGTCTTCGTTAAATCTAACATTTGCGTGTCCACCTGCGCTGAAATAATGCCCTCCGTTTTCTTTTTTCGGCTTTTCGTTGCAGGAAATACAAGGTAACCCAGCGTCACGAAGACGAATAAACTTGTTAAACGTAGTTTGTGCTATTTTTAACCAATCGGAAGCCGTCATTAAGTCCTTTTTGAGTTTTGCTTTTTTCTTATTCCATTGCTTTACCTCGTGTTCTTTAATCATTGCTTTGACGCAAAGGTCGTGAAAACAATTCTTTTGAAGTGAGGTGTAAGGTGTGAATTCAGCATAGCAGTATTTACATTTTCTAGTCTTCATAAATTCTCAAGTCGTTTATTCGCTGGTTAGCTTTCATTAACTCTAAATTCATTTGATGCAATTTAGTAGTTAAAATCTTGTTTTCGTGTTTTAGTTGCTTAAATACCTCATCAACTAATAAAAGGTCTTGAATTATTACTTCGATTCCTTCAGCTTTTTTAGGCTCGAGTTTCTTGCGAAAAATCATTTTATTAATCGTTAGCGACAAATTAACGGACGCTAAAGTTTGTTTTAATGCTTTGTCCATAGTTATTATTTTAAAGGGTTAATTCCTGCGCAAGTAAAGCCAGTTCCGTATTCGTATTTAAATAGAACTCCATTGCTTAATGGCGTTGGTTTACCTCCAGTCTCCGTTTCTTTTACTTTCCTAACGTGAACGTGTGTGTACATCCAGTTTAAGGAATCTGCTACGTAACGATGAATTACTAGAAAGTCGTCCGCACGGTTTCCCCACTTACCACCGCCTTCAGCATCCGCCATATTTGGAGGCATTGGGTGACCTTCGAAGTCGCCGTCTTTGTGTGTTTTTCTTAAGGCTTCCGTTGCAGCGTGAATGCATAAATAAATTGTTGTGTTCGTCTTTTTGGCAAACAACCTTAACTTAGTAGCCATTTCGTAGTCGTATTCGTGAGAGTTTGAGTGTTTAGGTCTTAAAAACGAATTGTGAGGGTCAATCATTAAAACATCGTAGTTGCCTAATTCCTGAACGCCTTTCATAAAATCCTCGATTGTTAACGCTTTACTTGAATCAATAAAGTCGAAATGTAGTTCAATAAATTCTTTAGCCGTTTCAAGTTCGTTTTCCGTTAGTTCAATTATTTTTTTACCTAAATACAACTCAATTAAATTACGCTTCATTCCTACAACGGTGTTTTCAGCTGAGTAAATTAGGTGTTTAAGGTCGTGTTTCACACTTAGGCAAAGTAAATAGTACAAAACAAAGTACGTCTTTCCAACGTTAGCGTGTCCCAGAATAATATTGAAGCTAGCTTCTTTAAATCTTAAATACTCGTCTAAGTCAATTCCGATACCTTTACCAATAGGAACTTTGTTCCGCCTAAGCAACTCTAAAAATTCGTCATTATTTCTGTGGTTAATTATCATTATTCAATTATTACGAATCCGTTAATATCTAATTTAGGCTGCCTTTCTATATTTATTACATTTACATTAACATTATCATTTACAGCTTCGTTTGCTTCGTTTTGCTTCGTTTTGCTTCGTCTTGTTTCACCGCTTTTAAAACCGCCTTTTTTACCTGCATTCGAACGGGCTTCTTTAATTGCTTCCCATTTAACTAAATCGCGTTTTAATTGTTGTTTAAATTGTTCGAAAAGTATTTCCGTTAAACGGTCGCTTTGTGGGTTTAAGTCGTTAACATATTGAAGCAAATGTTTAATTAACTTTCCTGCTTCTTCATCGGTTAGCTTTTCAAATGTTGCTATCCAGTCCGAATAAATTACTATTGTTTTCTTGTCCTTTGCCATCACTTATCAAATTTATAAATTGCACCTCCATAACTTGAAATATCGTTAAATTTAAAAGCTGCCAACATTGAACCGTCTAAATTGTTTTTAGTAATAAATTTTTCATCATTTATAAGCTTTCTAATTGCTTCAACATCTGACATTCTAACCTTAACAAAACTTTTATTTTCAGGACATTCGTAAGCATAAAAATATATTTGCGCTAAACCCTCCTTAATCTTGTCGAATTCAGTTTTATTGCCTTTAATCGTTTTATATCTTATTGTCATATCATTATATTTTAAATATTTATAATTTCTAATTCTTATTGAAATCGTAAAATTAAAATTGAAAACAAGGTCAAAACTTAAATTTGAATCTTCGTAATCGTCCGATTCTTTAAATTGAATAAATGAACCATATAAATTTGGAAGCGCTAATTTAATATGCTTTTCAATTTCGTCTTTATATTTTAATTCTAAAAATCTATGATTATTCATTTATAAATTTATTTGCAATTTGAAACATTTCTTCGTCTAATTCAACACCTAAACATTTAGCGTTTATTTCTTGACAAGCTTTAATTGTCGAACCTGAACCCATAAAAGGGTCAACAATAAAATCATTTTCCAAATAACTAACTTCAAGTATTTCTTTTAATAATTCAACTGGTTTTTGTGTTGGGTGAATCATTTTTGAAGTGTGTAATCTTGGAACGCTTATAATATTTCCACGTCTTTTATTAATTAATTTTTTACCCTTAACACAAAATAAAACTATTTCTGTTTGATTTCCCCAATCGTTTTCTAAATCTCCGCTTCCTTTATTTCCTTTGTCCCAAATAATTGGTGTTTTAATTGTAAAATATTTACTTATAATCGCTTCAAAAGAACTGAATACAGACCAAGAACAAAAGAAATATAGATGTGCGTTTTTAGCAGTTTTATTAAGCAATATTTGACAAGTTTTGTCTAATAAATCAAAAGCGTCTTCTTTACCGTCGTTTAATAAACCTCGTTTTGTAATGGTGTCTTCATAAATAGAACGATTTGAAACGTAGTTAATACCATACGGTGGGTCTGTTAAAACAATATCAATACATTCGTCTTTTAATTCTTGTAAAATTTGCAAGCTATCACCTTGTTTTATGTTTTCTGAAATAGCTATATCAACACGTTCACTTATAACTTTTTCACGTTGTTCAATTTTCTTTTCTTCTTTTTTAATTTCTTGGTAAACTTGGTTTATACTTACTTCGCCAGTTCTTAATTTTTCTTTTACTTCTTCAGGTGCTTTTTTTACAACTACATCAAATTGCGCTTTTTTACCTGTGCTCCATCCAAGTTTTTCAGCTACTATTTTACGTGTGTCGTGTATCTCCGTTTTGTCAATTATTGACAAATCGGGAGTTTCAATTCCTTTTTTTAAAGTTTGTAATTGTTTTTCTTTACCTTTTTGTTTTTCAAATTCTTCAAGCGCTTTCATTAATTCACCTTTAACAAAGTCTTGTAAATTTCGCCTACCAAATTGGTTGTTAACCATCCAAATTTTAACATCTAATTCGTCTTTAAAATGTTTGCTTTTCGTTTCAAAATCTAAGTTCCATTTAGTAGCTATTTCGTAACGGTTATGTCCGTCAATAATGAACCCGTTCCACGTTAAAATAGCTTCTCGAATACCTTCTTTTAAGCAATTGTCTTCAAGTTGTTTAAATTCTTCTTGCGTTAATGCAGGAATAAGTTTTTTAAATTCGTCTTTAATTTGTACCATAATAATTTAGTTAAATGAAAAACCCTCTGTAAATCCATAGCTTCCAACTTCTACTTCATTACAAAGGGTCTAAAAATTTTAGTTAGGTCATATAACGTTGGAAGTGACCTATTTAATAATATAAAAAAATTGTTTTTGTTATTTAAACATACCTCGTCTTTCTTCGTTGAATTTCTCCCAAGATTCCAGTGTTGAAACGTGGTAAATTAACTTCGGGTGAATATCAGCCTTTTGGATAGCGTCTTCGTTTGAATGCGCTTGAACTATTCGCCAGTCACGAACACCCTCGGACTGGTATATTAAATAGTATGCTTTCAAAACGGGAGGTCTGTTTTCGGTTGCTCCAAACCCGTAAACACATCCTTCTTAAATGGTTCGGAAATCTTTGCACTAAAAAATTTACCGTTTTTACCGTCTTTAACCCATAAAGCTATATCAAAGTCCTCGCCTTTAACGTTTATTTTACCTTTGTAGTCGGGGTGGTTATCCGCTTTTTTGTCGTTCTTAAATATTG